GTTAGGTGCTTTTTCGGTACAAAGGCATCACCCAGTCTTTGTACTTCTCACCGTTGAGAGCAATGTACTCTTCCCTATATTGCTCATTGCATTCGTATAGGCGCAGGTCGTATCCACCTTCCCCATCGAAGGTTGCCCATGCAAACGGTTAGCACCTAACAAGTCGCTCAAGGTCGCCAGCTTTGCTGGCTGGACTCCCTTCATTCACTTCGTTCACGCCGCACCCTCAGACGATCAATATTGCACTGAACGCAGTGCTTGCACGCCGTGTAGCGCGACCCGCCATGCCCCTGCTTGCAATCCCTGCCGACATAGACATAATCGCCAGAAAACATCGCTTGCAGCCTGTTAGCAGCCGCCTGTACTTTGCTCACTTCGGGCATCCTGCGGCGATGTAATAATCAACGGCGCGCTGGAACCATGCCGAGAGAGTGCGCTTTTCAAGCCGCGCCGCAAAGGACGTGTCTGGTGGTGGCAACTTATCCATCTGATCGTGTCTCAGAGTCACCGCTACAATCGGGCTTTTCTTTTTTTGTTCGCTCATTTTATGCCTTTAACCTTGGTTATATTTTCAATTGTAGACTATAACACTGGTCTAATCATTGTGCAAGGGGTAATAGCAGACACAAAAAAGCGCCCGTAGGCGCTGCAATCGCGCTAGAGCCGCTTCCGAGGTGCGTATCTAGTATGCGGTCGCCTTCTTTCGCAGCTTTTTATAGCGGGTTCAAAACAGTCCCTGCTGTTTTTCTTCATCAGAGAATCGCTTGCAAGCTAGTTCAAGGTTAATCTTCGCCTGTTTGAAATAGCTGTCTTTTAACTCGATACCGATAGCCTTGCGCCCTAATGATACGGGGCTATATACCTCGCTGCCTACTCCCATGAACGGGGTTAATACAGTCTCCCCGACGTTCGAGTACAGATCGACAAGCCGGTCGATAACATCAAGCTGTAACGGGTGTACGTGCTTTTCGTCATCTTCTTCCTTGCTGTCACGAAAAGGTAAAACATTGTCGATACGTATATCATCCCATACGCTAGAGGCATAACGCTGCCAGATGTAGTGGCTCAACTTGTTAGACTTTGGATCATCATGGTCGTAGTACATTGTGTTTAGCGTGTCCCAAAGTTCATCGGCTGTCAGTTTTGACTCGTTAGCATTATTCCACGCTTGTAGAATGTTTGGCAGGATAGGCGTATCACCGGCATAACGCTTAAAGCCACAGGTATGCTTAACAGGCACAAGGTTGTCGCCTTTCTTTGTAAATATCAGCACATAGTCAGGCATGGCCGTAAAGCATTGCGTAGAGTCTTCCACGATCAACTTGTGCATCAAGCTCTTTACCATTGTCCGCATACGAACCTTTAACGGCTCTTTCCAGATAGTGATCCGGTTGCGGTACTGAAAGCCGTACTTCTCGTGGATGCGGATGATCTCGTGCGGGAAGTCCCAAAGTCGGCATGAGTTGTCGAATACGTCAGTACAATGTACCGCAGTAATCCGGCCAGCTTTAGTAACTCGCGCAATCTCAGATACTAGATAGTCGTATTGTTCCAGAAATTGCTCTTTAGATTCGCAATTAGAAAAGTCTCTCTCGCTGGAACTGTAATTGTAAAGCCCAGCAAATGGCGGGCTATAAATTGACAGATCGATAGACTTGTCAGGAATTGACGGTAGAACTTCCATACAGTCAGAATTGTAGATTGCATATTGGTCTGTGATTACTTGATCCTTCGCCATGCTCATGATAAAAACTCCGGAAGTTTAACTTGCTGATTGAACTCTTTTGTAATCATCGAGAAATCATTATTAGTGTTCTCGACAAGGTTTTGATATAGCTCTATTGCTTTCTGTGTTTTTTGTTGTAGTGCCTCCATTACTCGTTCCTGTCCGTCACTGATAACAAGATCAACTACAACATCATTTTGTTGGCCAAATCTCCAGAATCTACGGATAGCCTGATAATACTGCTCATAGCTCCACGTCGGGAAGTATACGGTATGGCAGCAATGTTGCCAGTTAAGACCCATTGAAGTCATAGACGCTTTTGTAATAAGACGATCAATCCCGCCCTTGGCAAACTCTATCAATATATCCTCTTTCTTTTCAATTGACATTGAGCCAACAATCTCGACAGCGCTTTTATCCAGTTTTGCAAGTGTTGCACTTTCTTCGTTTGTGTTGCACCAGTAGACCGACGTTTTACCACTTGTTAGCTCAACAGCTTTCTCGCAGCGTTCTACAGTGGTCTGCTTTTGCTCTACTCTAACCTCAGACATGGTTTTAGCTAGCATGGCAAAAAGCGAAGTCTGACCGTTTATGCACCATGTTTCTTTATTGTGTACGACATGCTGTTTAGTTATCAATTCAGGAAGGATGTATCGCTCATCACTAAAGCCCAAGTCTGACGGCTTTTTGACCATCATTGCCCACTGGTTTACCCATGCAAAGAAATCGCGCTCTGCATGTGGTTTAAGATAGAACTTCTCACCAATGTTACGGTTAGTGGAATCAACAGAGTTTTGATTGCTTTTAAAAAACTTGCCAAGCATATCCATATAACCCATGTAACCCAAGGCCTCTGAGCTATTGCCAAGCTCGATAAAGTCATTAGGTGACGGGGTGGCGGTACTGAGAAACCGATATTTGACCCGCTTAATAAATGATATAATAGAGTCCTTTGTTGCGCCTGCAAAGTTTTTTAGTATGCTTGATTCGTCAAGCATGACGCACTCGAAGTCGTCTGGATTGAAATGGTGAAGGCGCTCATAGTTAGCGATGACTATCTTTTTTGTGAACTTCCCATCCTTTGATTGCTCAATGTCATCAATACCTATCCTTTCGGCTTCATTGAGAAACTGGAAAGCGACGGCTAAAGGTGTAAGTATCAGTACACGCTTGTTTGTAGTCAGCACGACGTTATAGGCCACTGATAGCTGTATCAGTGTCTTACCTAATCCGGTATCGGCAAATACCCCGTATCGGCCTTTCTGTACTGTTTTGTTAATAATAAATTGCTGGAAGTCAAAAGCCCGTTCCGGCATCCATACAGGATTAAATCCAAAACTTCCAAGCAAATGCCGCTTGCCTGCTATAAAGTCAGCGTAACTCATTTTTCAGCTCCTTATCCGTTTTACGCACTGCCGTTTTTGTGATTCCATTGGCGCTCATACAAACAAGCACACATCTGCAAGAAAAGATGCTTTTGCTTCTGGGTAGGCTTTCATCGCCCAATCAAGGTTTTGTTCTACAGCAGAAACTGCTCTTGCTTCACTGTTGCCGCGCTTAATGAGTAGAGCGATTACTTTGTTTTTCATGGCCTGTCTCCCGTGTGTGTGCAGTCATTATATAACTACCAGCTGGCTTGGCAAGTGTTTTTTTACTGTTAATTCATACAGTGCCGGAATAATTGCGCAAGAGGTAATTAAGCGCAGAAAAATATAGGTTGCATCTGCCTTTATGGTCAGTATAATCCCAGCAAGCCGAAAGGCTATGTTCTGGCTGGGCTATCGGATTGATCCCCGATAGTGACTACCCTTGGTCTGCCAGCCGGAGCATTATTATTCAAGGGATACGAGGGTTTATACATGAGATTCTATCCATTCCACGTAGGCGACTACGCAGCACACACTCAGCATCTTGATGAAATCGAAGATCTGGCTTATCGCCGGATGCTGGATTATGTCTATCTCAATGAGATCAACCTGCCTGAATCCGTTGATGAAATCGGCAGACTTATCAGGATGCGAACGCATTGCGAAGGCATTGCGAACGTATTGCGTGAATTTTTTACTCTCGAAAATGGAGAGTGGACTAACAATCGTGCGAAAATCGAAATCGACAAATATAACGAGAAATCAGACAAAGCGAAGCAGTCTGCTAGTAAACGCTGGAAAAAAGACGATGCGAACGCATTGCGAACGCATTGCGAAGGCAATGCTAACCAAGAACCAAGAACCAAGAACCAAGAACCAATAAACAACAACAACAACACCGCCGCAAGTGAGTCATTCGTCATGTCGCTAGACTGGCTTCCAAATATGCCTAATCACGATCTTGAATCACTCTGCCAGTTACGCGGTATAACCGCTGTAGACCCGCTTGATCCTGCGCTACTAGATGAGTTCAGAAGATATTGGGCTTCGCGTGGCGATCCTAAGACCGACGCGCAGTGGCTTAATCAATGGATTAAAAATCTATCCCGGCAGCAGCAGTTTTTGGCAATGGACGGGGCGAAGCTCAAAACAGCAATCGAAAAACAAGGGGCGCGAAATGCAAGCAGAATTGACCCATGCCAACAGGCAGCAACGGAATACCTGCGATCACAGGGATTTGGTCGAGAAGATTTTTTCAAAACTGACGGCAGTGATGGGGCGCAAGTTTACGAGCAACTGGGCAACGCCTGAAATGTTGCTTGCGGCAAAATCAGCTTGGGCGCAGGCATTGGCTGAGGAAAATATCACGCTAGAACAGGCAAGGCTGGCAACTGATCGAGCCTGTAAATCTGGTGGCTGGGCACCTGACCTTGGCGCATTCCTACAACTGTGCAAGCCAACACCTGAGAGCTTAGGCATCCCATCATGCCACTGTGCCTATCGAGCAGCTTGCAAGGCTGTAAACGAAAATGGTGAGCGAGATTGGTTGCATCCTGCGGTTTATCACACAGCGAAAGTCGTCGGGGTTTATGAGCTGAAAACTTTTGCAGAAAAAATATCCCGCCCAATTTTCGAGCGCGAATATCAAAAAACAGTCGATAGGATTATCAGAGGAGAAGAAATTGATCCTATACCGCAATCATTACCGCCACCACCACCACCACTAAAACACTTTGACAAAGAAACAGCACAAAAAAACATCCAAAAACTAAAGGAGATTTTATCATGAGAGCAGGCGACAAGGTTTTATACAACGGCGAGGAATCGGTGATTATTGTCGAATATAACGATGATTATGTTTATATAAATACCGTCATCGATTCTATGGTCAGCAAAAGCGATCTGATTTTGTTGGAGTCTGAAAGCGTTTCTTGCAGCTAAGTCAATACGACAAATATCGTAGAAAATAAATAACAATAAAATACCGCAAGGCGATATAATTACTATGTACAAATGACCATCTGCGCCGAGTGCGAGGCTGCACGGATGCGATAAAGTTGAGCGGCTTCGTCAGTACCGCTAGAGCATGACTGACATAACACCCGAATTGAGCGGCAGCGCCGTTAGGCGCTGTCCAAGGAGCGCAGCGACGGCTCGAATGAGTAGTTATGTGTAACCTACTAACCAGGAGTATTTATGAACATTAGATCAATGTTAAAAATGATAAAAGATGGTGACGGCGATACTGTCTGCAATGTAGTAGAGCAGTACCAAGACGGCCAGATAGTTACAACAGATTTTGATAACTGGTGGTATGGGTGTGGAAGCGGGCTTGCGCCGATGGATGGAGAGGACAAAGAAGAACACACAAAGCGAGTCTGTAAAGCGTTCTACCTGCACCTGCTAGGTTTTGATAACTGGTGGTGACGCCTAACATCGCGGTAAGCGGCTAGTCCGCTTGACCGCGTAGTTATACGGCAACACTTAGGAGACATTAAATGCAACACAACTTCACACATATATATTGCGAAAACTGCAAAGAGATAAAACCGTGCATAGCAGATGATAAATTCTACGATGATACAAGCGGAAATTATGCTGGCGGTGACCTTTGCTGCGCCGAGTGTTTCCTCGTAATTGCTACCGTGTACATACGGAATGACGTATAACGCCAAGTTCAGCGGCTTGTCAGCTGCAGCGACTTGTTATGCAACAGGAGAGCGTGATGGCCGATTTTATTGACCAAAGCTGGATAAAGACCAGCGACTACCAGCCGAACTTTTTGCCGGCTGGAAGCGTTGCAATCAACCAAGCGAGCGAGAACGGCGACTGTACGGTAAAAGGGTTTTACGACCCGAAGACCGGCGAGTATCACATTCAGGAAGTGGCGCATAACTACAATTAGACACCAAATGTCGTATAACTTCGGAGAATGAAATGTTACTCAACACAACAGACGGCGTAAAAATACAGGGAGAGATTGTTAATAATATATTTATGATCTCGTTTCGTGATGATGATGGACTGAAGTGCGTCGATCTTACGATTGAAGAAACGATAGATTTTGTAAACGCGCTGCAAAAGAAAATCTGCACTGCGCTGTATGCGAAGGTAGATGGCGTATAACTATATAGCCATCAGAAATGAAATCTAACACAGAGGGAATGCCATGAAAACAAAAACACAAAATGCTGCAATCATCGCTTACATGAAAAAACACAAAGGCATCACAACGCTACAAGCTGTTGATATAGGTGTGTTGTCTTTGTCCCGTAGGATTTGCGAATTGACAGAGCGCGGATACGTTATCAGCAAGACGTGGATAACTCTGAAAGACACTAGATGGGGCTCAACAAAGATTATCAAATATCGAATTATCAAATAATCTCAAGAGCGAGGGTGCAGGACGCGATAAGCGTGTGCGGAGCCGCCAGTCCCTACCGCTCAACTGGCACTTATTCGAGGTAGAAAATGCAAGAAATCGACATTGAAAAAACGCTAACCTTCATCCGCGACAATGCTAAAAAATACGCAGAGGCAAAAAGCGAGCGCGTATATTTTGAGCAATTCCGTAAGAGCAAAAAAGCATTGTTGATGATAGAGGCAGAAAAAGCAGGCATAAAAACAGGACAAGAGCGCGAGAGCTACGCATACGCGCACGATGACTACATTGCGTTGCTCACGGCATTGCAAGTGGCAGTAGAGAGAGAGGAATACTTGAAACTGATGATTGCTGGCTGCCATGCAAAAATAGAATTGTGGCGCACAGCACAAGCTAATATGCGGGCAGAGCGTCAGGCTTACGGCACTTAATATTTTTTGGGGAGTAGTAAAATGGCAGCAAAGAAAAGAAATGACAAAGAAAAAAACGGTTTTTTTGACGGTAACTTTTTTCACGAGCACAAAGTATTTTCAATTGGTGGAATGCTAATCACAGCACCAGCGGCGATCAAATACACTAGAGTGAATCAAGCTCAGATGCAGTCTCAGCGAGATTTGCGGCACGGCGAGCAACTGTACGCACTGCCTGCTGG